TACTCTCGCACATTCCCGCACTTCAGACCTTTTCTGTTGGTAGGCTGTTGGTGAGGAGTGTGTATGCCAAATCCACCTAAGACGATTGAGCAGAAGCGTTTGACGGGTAATCCTGGTAAGCGGGCGATGCCTAAAGAGGGCAATCTTGTGTTGATGCCACAGGTTGACAACCCTAAACCTTTGCGGCCTCTTGCTGATGTGGGTTCTGCGTTTTGGGATGAGGCTTGGGGTAAGGGTCAGCTGTGGTTAGGGCGTACTGATAAGTGGTTGGTGCAAGTTACGGCTGAGATGTTGGATGAGCGTGAGGAGTTGCGAGTGATTGTGGCTGACCGGACTGCTGCGGGTGATAAGGATGCGTGGCGTGACCGTAGGCAGTTGCGCGACATTGAGCGTTCAATCATCTCTAACTTGTCGCTTCTTGCTTGGACTCCTGTTGATCGGAGTCGTTATGGGTTGGCTGAGGTTAAGGCTAAGTCGAAGTTGGCAGAGTTTATGGAAAAGCATGGCAATAGCTAACGCTTGGCCACCTGCCTGGCTAACTCCTGTTCCTGATGACACGATGGCAGCTGGTAAGGGTGCTTCGGTTATAGAGTTTGCAGAGATTTTTGGCATTATCACTAAGGACTCGATTGCGGGTGGTGCTGGTGAGCCGTTGGTGTTACGTGAGTGGCAGAAAGAGTTGTTACGTCATGTGTATGCGCGTGGCGATGATGGCGGGTTGCGTCACCGTATCAACTTGATTGGGATGCCTCGCAAGCAGGGGAAGTCGGCTGTTGCGTCTACGCTTGGCGTGTACAGCCTTTTTGCTTCAGGTATTAAGGGTGCAGAGGTTTATTCATGTGCAGCTGACCGTGACCAGGCTCGTATCGTATTTGCTGACGCTAAACGGATGGTTGAAGCGTCACCTGACTTGATGGGTATGGCAAAACTGTATAGGGATGCTATTGAGATTCCAGAGTTTAACTCGGTTTATCGTGTGCTTTCTAGCGAAGCGTTCACTAAAGAGGGTTTGTCACCTACTGCCGTGATTTTCGATGAGTTGCATGCACAGCCTAATCGTGAACTATTTGATGTTATGTCACTTGCTCAGGGTGCGCGTGGATCTATGGCTACCCTTATCGCTATCACTACTGCCGGAGTCAAAACTGACAGCACAGGTCAGGACTCTATTTGCTACTCGCTGTATCAGTATGGGCAGAAAGTGGCTCGTGGCGAAGTTGATGATCCGTCTTTCTTCATGGCATGGTGGGAAGCCCCACAAGAAGCCGACCACAGGTTGCAAGAAACGTGGGAGATCGCTAACCCTGGCTTGGGTGACATTTGTGCGCTGTCAGACTTTGAATCGTCTGTACGCCGAACTCCAGAGGCAGAGTTTCGTACTAAGCGTTGTAATCAATGGGTTTCGTCACGCCTATCTTGGTTGCCTACTGGTGCGTGGGATGCTTGTGAAACTGTGCGTGAACTCGATGTTGATGCTGAGTATGTTCTTGGCTTTGACGGCTCATTCAATGGTGACACGACAGTTATTGTCGGTTGTCGCTTACCTCAGAACGAAGATGAAAAGCCACACATTTTTCTTGTCAAAGCTTGGGAGAAACCTGTAGATTCTGACGATTCTTGGCGGGTAGATGTTCTTGACGCAGAACAAGCAATTCTTGATTTTTGTAGATTGTATAAAGTTCGTGAAGTTGCTTGTGACCCTTTCCGTTGGCAACGCTCTATGGAAACTTTGATGGATGCTGGCGTTCCTATCGTTGAATGGCCTACAACTTCTGCTCGACGCATGGTAGCCGCTTGTGCATCTTTCTATGATGCTGTACTTGAACAGCGACTCACCCACGACGGCAATCCAATGATTGCTAGACATTTTGATAATGCTGTAGTAAAAATAGATAATCTTGGCCCTCGTATCGTTAAAGAGAACAGAAACTCTCTTCGCAAGATTGACGCTGCTGTTGCTTCAGTAGTCGCGTATGATCGTGCGGGCGGTAGACTAGAAGAGGTAATTGTGCCAGGCTTTTACATTTAGGCGGTTTCGTGCTACCAACTATTATTCAGATCACAGGTATTGTCGTGGTTGCTGTTGGCTTGGGTCTTGTTTATGCACCTATTGGTGTTATTGCTTTGGGTGCTGGCATTTTACTTTTCGGTTTAGCTTTTGAGCGGAGTAAGTGATGCTAGGTAATCTTTTCGGGGAAACTCGTGCATTGTCGTATCAGCAAGTTTTTGCTAACGGCGAAGATTTCACTACGCAAACTGAAGCTGGTGTGGTTATCAACAATGACACCGCTTACAAAATTGTTGCGTTCTTCTCAGCCGTGTCACTCTACTCGGACACTATTTCTACTCTTCCGATAGACGCTTTCATCCGCCTTGATGGTGACCGTAAACCTTACAGACCTAAACCAACTTGGATTGACCAGCCAGATGTAGACATGACTCGTCAAGCACACTTTGGTCAAGTTGTTACATCACTACTCGTAAACGGTAACTCTTACACTCGCGTCTTTCGTGACCGCAACGGTGATGTAGTAAACCTTGTAGTTCTTGACCCACTAAAAGTGAAAGTTGAACGCTCAGGTATTGGTCGTAAAGTTTTTCACATTGAAGGTGAAAGCAAACCACTAACAGGCAAAGATGTTCTACACATTGTTGATCTTGCTATTCCAGGTTCGCTTGTTGGTGCAAGCCGTATCGAAAAACTAAAAGACTCTCTAGGTGTTGCTACTGCTTTACAAAACTATGCAGCTCGCTTCTTCTCGCAGGGCGCAACAACTCAGGGCATTATTGAAGTGCCAGGTAACCTACTACCTGAGCAACTAAAAAACTTGGCTGATGGATTCGACTCTCGCCACCGAGGTTTCCGCAAAGCACATAAAACCGGAGTGCTTTTTGGCGGTGCAACCTATAAGCAGACGACAGTCCCCAACGACCAAGCCCAATTCCTTGACTCGCGCCGTTTTGCTGTTGAGGAAATCGCTCGAGCGTTCAACATTCCACTACACCTTATGGGTATCCCTGGAACGAACACTTACTCGTCTGTTGAACAAAACAACCTTCAATGGATCAGCCACGGCCTCAGACCTATTCTGGAAAAGATTGAGTGGGCGTACTCTCAACTTCTTCCATCTACTGCTTTCATCAAGTTCAACTTCAACGCTCTACTGCGTGGTGACTTGCAATCTCGTGCAACTGCTTACAGCATCCTTCTACAGCAGGGTGCAAGCACTATTAACGAGGTTCGTAAACTTGAGGATATGCCACCTATTGATGGCGGTGACATCGCTCGTGTACCACTAGCCAACGTTGGTTTGCCAGCTGCAGATTTGCAAGCTACACAAATCCGTATTGGCATGGCTGACACGCTCATCAAGGATGGTTTTGATCCGGCAGCTGTATTGTCTGCTTTGAAACTGCCACCGATTGATCAGGCTACACAACCACCAGCGAATACAGGTGCATAATGGCAATCACTTCAGGAAATGTAACAGTATCTACTACTGCTGTAGCGATTGATACTTCTAGTCCTAATCCATTTCAACTTGTTTTACATAATGAATCTGGAACTAACACTATTACTTTAGGCAATAGTGCGGTTACTGCTGCAAATGGTTTTGGATTACACGCAAATACAACAATTACTTTAAATCTGGCTGCTGGTGACCAACTTTATGCCATAGCCTCATCAGGTTCGCATGATGTTAGTTGGATGAAAATTTCGTAATGCCATACTTTATTACCGACAAGGCAGACGGTTGTTCAGGTTGGGCAACTGTTAAAGCCGATGGCGAAGTTATTGGTTGCCACAAAACTAAGCAAGGTGCTGTAGACCAAATGGTTGCTGTGTCACTTGCTGAGAACATTGAACCTGGTGGTGAGCGTAGCGAGGTTCGTGTAGAAAACTATGCACCACCTAGTTACATGAGGGCTGCTGCTAGGCGTGGATTGAAGTATTACGAGGATGGCAAAGGTGGCGCAGGTCTAGTTCCTGCAACTATCCGCGAAGCCCGTGAAATGGCTGCTGGTCGTGTATCGGCAGATAAATGGGTTCGCATCTCAGCGTGGATTGCACGTCACCTACCTGACCTTGATGCCCCTAAAAACAAGAACGCTACTGACCCTGCCTATCCTGGTGCTGGTTTGGTTGCACATTTATTGTGGGGTTCAGGGCCAACTAAGCGTCAAGCATTGAGAGCAAAACAATTTGCTGATTCAGTTGTTGATAGACTGAAAGCATCAGGTGAAAGAGAAGTAATGATTGAAGAACAACGTGCAAGCCTAGACAGCATCGCTGTTGGTGATTGGGTGTCTTGGACTCCACTACTTGAGGATGAGGCCGAGTATGGTCAAGTCGTTGAGATTATGGGTGTGCAAGCACTTGTGAAATGTTTTGATGAAGAAGCCGACATTTGGTTTGAAACTGATGATACTTCACTTGTATTAATTGCAGATCTTGACAAGATTCAACCTCTTATGAATACGAACATGATTGAGGAAGAAATGTCTATGAGCAATCGCTCTAAGTGGATTCGTGCAGCTTGGGCTATCAAAGCTCGCATTGAAGGTCTACCAGGTGAGGTTCGTTCTTCTAATGGTCACGAAGTTCGTACTAATGCTTCAGAGTTTGAGATTCGTGACAGCGCAAATGGTATGACTATCAGCGGTTACGCAGCTGTATTCAATAGCGATAGCGAACCACTACCTTTCATTGAGCGTATTGCTCCTGGTGCTTTCACTCGTTCTCTAAAGGCTCGTAACGAAATCAAACTATTGTGGAATCACGATAGCGGTGAGCCTATGGCTTCGTTGCGTGGTGGCAGTCTGAAACTTTGGGAAGATGTCAAAGGTCTAGCATATGAAGCTACTCTTGCTAATACCACTCGTGGCCGTGATGTTGCAGAACTAATCCGATCCGGTGTCATTGATGCTATGTCATTTGGTTTTAATGTGATTAAAGATACTTGGGATGAGCGTGGCAACCGCACACTTGAGGCTGTCAGAATTCACGAAATTTCAGTAGTTAGTTACCCTGCGTACACAGCTACTGCTGGTACAGTATCGGTGCGTTCAACTGAAGGCACGATTGATGCTGAGGCTCTTGCTGATGCTCTTCTCAAGTTGGAATCGGGCGAGGAACTAGAAGAAGCCCACGCATCACTAATTAAAGATGTTGTATCAAAACTTCAGAAAACTCCAGAAGTTGAGGAAGTATCTGGCAACATCCTAGACTTGAAACAGAAACAACTCGAACTATTGCTGAAGAAGGTCTAAATGGCTACCAAAGAACAAATCATTGACGCTATTCTCACTACCGCAGGTAACCCTACTGCCGGAGTGATCAAAGAATGGGCTGACGCTTTTGCTGATGCCATTGTTGCCCTCGACACACCACCAAGCAAAGTTGCTAAAGAGGTTCGTGTAGTCGAGTCTGAAGAAACTCGCTAACCCCCTTCCTAGCGAGTTCACCCCCACAGGTTTTCACCCTTTTCCTGTGGGGGTTCTTCATTTCCCTGACGCATACATTTTGTTATGTAAACTTTTATGTGTAGTTGAGTGTTAGCACCACTACCTTGTCTGTTGAGTGTCAGCACCGCAGAGTCACTATTCATTTCTATTTAGGAGATTCATGTCTGAATTTGCAAAATTTCAGTCGGAAGCTCGTGCAAAAGCTTGGGAAGCAGCAAAGTCAATCCTTGACCGTGCCGCTGAAGAGAAGCGCGATCTAACCGCTGAAGAGAACGTTCAATACGAGCGTATCTCGGCTGAACTTGACGAGCGAGCTGCGCTTATCGAATCAGCAAACAACCTAGCTGCTCGTGAAGAACGCGCCGCTGAGGCCGCTTCTTCGTTCACCCCTTCGGCTACCCGTTCGGTTGATGACAGCGACCTACTTCGTGCTATTGCTATGGGCGAGTCACGCGGACACGAGTTCATCTCGGAAAAGCGTACCATCGTATCAAGCGACAACACCGTTCCAAAGTCGTTCTACAACCAGGTATTCCAGATTGCCCGCCTTGCTGGCCCAATGCTGGATGTTTCTGATGTAATCAACACCACTTCGGGCGAGAACCTAACTATCCCAACCCTTACTGCTCGTAGCACCGCTACTATCAAGGGTCAGGGAACTGCAATCGCAGAGTCCGAGCCAACCTTCAGCTCGATCACTCTCGGTGCGTTTAAGTACTCGTTCCTTGTACCTGTAGCCAACGAACTGCTTACCGATGCAGGTTTCGACCTTTCATCGCTAATTGCAGAACAAGCTGGTAACGCAATCGGTTTCGCAGTCAACACCGGACTAACCTCTGGTACTGGAACTGCAGAACCGAACGGTATCCTAACCGCAGCTTCGTCTGCTGTTACTGGTGGAACTGGTGTATCAGGTGTACCAACCTACGAGAACCTCGTAGACCTTGTGTACGCTCTTGACGGTCAGGCTCGTCTACTTCCAGGCGTGGGCTTCCTCGCTGGCAAGTCGGCTATCGCTGCTATCCGCAAGATCAAGGATGGTGCAGGTAACTACATCTTCACCCCTGCCACCGCTGGTCAGCCAGACCAGATCCTCGGTTACCGCCTAATCGAGAACCCTGCTATGCCAGCAACCGCAACTTCCGCTAAGTCGGTTCTATTCGGTCACCTACCTTCTTACAAGGTTCGTACCGCTGGTGGTATCAAGGTTGCTCAGTCTACCGATTACGCTTTCGACAAGGATCTAACCACGTTCCGTGTCACGATGCGCGTAGACGGTAACTTGACTCACACCTCACACGCTGTGTGGTTCAAGGGTGGCGCAAGCTAAACCGAGCCTTCAGGCTGAAAGCCCCTCAGAGTTGCGTAGGACTCTGGGGGGTTTTCTTTGCTATTATGGAGTTACTACGAAAGGTAATAAATGGGTAAAAAGGTTGTTTCTGTTTGGTCTAATAGTCCATACCAGCCAACAGGTTATGGTGTGCAAGCCGGACTGCTTGTTGATCGTCTAAAGCGTGATGGTTACGATGTTGCTGCATTATCAAACTATGGTCTTGAAGGTAATAATGCGACGCTACAAACTCCGCATGGTGAGATCCCTCATTATGCTCGTGGAATGGAAGCCTACTCTAACGATGTAGCACCAATGCACCATCATCATTGGCTACAGCAACATCCTGGTGCTAAAGACCTGTTTATTAGTCTTTATGATGTGTGGGTTCTTAAGGGTGCAGCGTGGGACAAGATGAATAACATCGCTTCTTGGACTCCGCTAGACCATGTGACTATGCCACCAGCCGTTGAGGCGTGGTTGCGTAAACCTAATGTGACACCTATTGCTATGTCACCTTTTGGTCAGAAACAAATGAACGATATGGGCATTGATTGTCTGTATGTTCCCCACGCCATTGACACTAAAATTATGAAACCAACTTATGACATTAATGGTGTGCCTACTCGTAAGTATCTTGGTTTTAGTGATGATGATTTTATTGTTGGTATGGTTGCGGCCAATAAAGCTTCAGGTTTAATTCATCGAAAAGCATTTTCGGAAAATCTTATGGCTTTCAGTATTTTTGTGAAGTCACATCCTGATGCAAAACTTTATTTGCATACTGATCCTTTAGGTTCTGCTGGTGGTTGGAATCTTTTAACTTTGTGTGAAGCTGTAGGCATCCCTGAGTCGGCTATCCGCTTTCCTAACCTGGTTGATTACAAGTATGGAATTGCACCAGAAATATTAGCTGCATTTATGACAACTATGGATGTTGTATTGGCTACTTCGTATGGTGAAGGATTCGGTGTGCCAACTGTAGAGGCTCAAGCCTGTGGCACTCGTGTTATTGGTTCTAATTGGGCTGCAACTCCTGATCTTGTTGCTGATAATTGTTTCCTTGTTGATGGTCAGCCTACTTGGGATTCAGGTCAAAATGCTTGGTGGTCTATTCCTTTAGTTCCGTCTATTGTTGAGGCTTTGAATCTTGCTTATGATGCACCTCGTGGTGTATCTACTACTTGTATAGACTTTGCTTCACAATTCGATGTTGAAACTGTTTGGGACAAGTATTGGACTCCGGCATTGGATAAGTTGTTTGCATGATTCCTGTTATGGGGTTTGCTACAGTCAAACGCTTTGATCTTGCAGATCGTTTAGTTCATTCGATTGATCATCCCGTAGAACATTTAGTTATTATTGATAATTCTGGTACTGGCTCATACAATCCGCCTAAGAATACTAAAGTAAAAAATACTTGGGTGATTCCCATGCCATTTGGTATTGGCCTAGTGGGTGCATGGAATCTGATTGTTAAGTCCACACCGTATGCACCCTATTGGGTGTGCGTGAATGATGATGCGTGGTTTGAGCCTGGCGCATTAAAAAAAATTTGTCATGAAGTTGATCCGACAACCATGAACTTTCCAAGCATTATCCCTCATTGGTCTTGTGCCATTTTTGGTGAAGAAGTTGTTGCTAAAGTTGGCTTGTATGATGAGCGTTTCTATCCACTCTATTTTGACGATAACGATATGGAACGCCGTATTAAACATGCTGGATTCGAGTTCAACTGGATTGACGCTAAAGTTCATCACGATAACAGCTCAACAGTAAACTCTGGCTTTCAGGATGCAAATGGTCGCACTTTTGGTAAGAATCAAAAACTTTTGGATGAAAAGATTGCATCCGATGACTTCTCTGAAGGTAACTGGAGTTTGCAAGTGCGAAGGGATAACCGTTGGGACTAAAAGTTTACACGGGCGGGACTTTCGACTTGTTTCACTCAGGCCATGTAGCGTTTCTGAAGCGATGTGCAGAGATCGGCTCTGTGATTGTTTCTTTGAATACTGACGAGTTTATTGAGACCTATAAGGGTAAGCCACCTGTAATGTCTTTTGCCGAGCGTGAAGCTGTGTTGTTGTCTTGTCGATATGTTGATTCAGTAGTGGCTAACTATGGTTGTGAAGATTCAACGATTGCTATTGACCTGGTAAAGCCGGACATGGTTATTATTGGATCTGATTGGGCTAGGCGTGACTACTATAAGCAGATGCGTTTTGATCAAGATTGGTTAGATGAACGCGGTATTGGTCTTTGTTACATACCTTACACAAATGGCATTAGCACTACAGGACTTAAGAAGCGTATTGTAGAGCAAGTAAAATAGGTAGAGATTGGAGTTTTTGTGGCTATTACTAACGGTTATTGCACTCTTAATGAACTGAAGTCGGCACTCCGCATCCCTACCGCTGATACTGTTGATGATTCTTTGCTTGAGATGGCTGTCGAATCGGCTTCTCGCGCTGTTGATTCATACACGAACAGGTATTTCTATAACGCTGGCACAGCTATACGCTACTTTGTCGCTGATAGCAGCTTCTACACCGTCATTGATGATGCTGTAACTATCACGGAAGTTGCTACCGCTGATGATCTTGATGCCAATTTTGGTACTGTATGGGATTCGGCTGACTATCAGAAAGAACCACTAAATAACATCTCTGGTGGTATCTCAGGATGGCCTACAACGGCTCTACGAGCCATTGACGACAAAGTGTTCCCAACTACCGGAACATACGGTTGGAAAGGTCAAGAAGCGTGTGTGAGGGTTACTGGAACTTGGGGTTGGTCAGCTATTCCTATCGCAATCAAGCAGGGAACAATTTTTACAGCTGCACGATTCTTTAAACGCAACGAATCACCCCTCGGTGTCCTATCTTCACCTGACCTCGGCTTCATTCGTGTAGGCACACGCATTGACCCTGACGTGGCTATGATGATTGACCCTTACCGCAGTATGAGGCAGTATTACTAATGGCTTCCCTAAGCGACATTCGTGACGGCATAGCCACTAACCTTGCCACAATCGTAGGTTTACGCACTACCGGATACATACCAGGTCAAGTCACTCCACCTTACGCAATAATCAGCCCAGATGGTATTGAGTATCACAAATCGTTCCATAACGGATTCAACACATACAATTTCACTATCAGTATTGTTGTTGGTCAGGCAGAGTCACGCACGGCTCAAACTATTCTTGATGGTTATTGCTCACCTACAGGTGCAACGAGTATCAAGAGTGCGATAGAATCAGATAAGACACTAGCTGGAAAGGCTTTCGATCTAGTAGTGTCTGACATGAGAAACTATGGTTCAACAACCATTGGTGAAACAACTTACCTGGCAGCAGAGTTCAGCTGTGCTGTCCAAGCATCTTAGGAGATAAATTGGCAGTTTACGCAGCTACTGATCACAAAATCACTGTGAACGGTACTAACCTTTCAGCAGTTCTACAGAGCGTGAGCCTTGATCTTTCGGCTGACGAACTTGAAACCACCGCATTTGGTGGCGGATGGCGTACCCGTGTTGCTGGTCTGAAGTCGGGTTCTGTAACCCTAAACTTCTTCCAGGACTTTGGTGCAGCTATGGTAGACGCAACTTTGCACCCACTATTCAACGCTGGCTCATACGCTACCGTTGTAGTGACCCCAACCAGCACCGCAACTTCGGCAACTAACCCTGCCTATACCGCAATCTGCTTGGTTTCGCAGTATCAGCCTTTCTCGGCATCCGTCGGGGACATCGCTACGCTCTCGGTAACCTGGATGACCAGCGGCACCGTGACTAGAGCTACGGCCTAATCTAAGGACACAAATTGAAAATCAACCTACGCATTGAGTTTCCATCCGGTGAGAAGAAAGAAGTAGTTTGTTCTGCTTCTGATCTTGTAAAGTTGGAATCTAAATTTGACATTTCGATTGCTTCACTAGAATCAAACCCTAAGTTCACGCATCTTTGTTTCTTGGCTTGGGCGAGCGAAACTCGCACTAAGGGTACTGACAAGGACTTTGATACTTGGATGGATGGTATTGCATCTGTTGGGGCTAGTGACAAAGACCCAAAATAAAGGGTCTTGGTGATGAATCGGCTCATTGGTTTATTGCCACAGTTGCTTGTGAAACAGGTATCAGTCCTCGTGAACTGATGGAGTTAGACGAGCGAATGTTATGGACTTTGGGTAGGTATCTTGTTTACCGGAGTCAGAATCAAGCTAGATAAAGAAGTCCCTTTCGGGGGGCTTCTTTTCTTTTTATAGGATTGTTTGTATGGCTCAACTTATCACGCGCGGTGAACGATCTGGTGTTACAGTCACCGATTGGCGAGATTTAATACGAACATTGAAATCTGTTGATCCTGCTTTGGTTAAGGAAATGCGTAAAGATTTTCGGCGTATTGGTAGACCTACTGCCCGAGCGATTTCTAAGGCCATTCCTGCTAATCCACCAACATCCGGTGTGCATAAGCTTGGTGCTAAAACTGTTTCTGGTTTTAAACCTATTATTGTTCCTGGTCGTTTGACTTGGAGTGCTAATTCTCAAAATGGTAATAAAAAGCCAAATCATACTCTTGTCAAATTGCCACGCGCAAAAACAAAATTCAAAAACGGGGCTACTGTTTCTTCTATTGTTCGTATTGATATTGATAATGCTGCGGTTGTTATGGCCGACATGGCAGGTAAATCTGGCAAATGGATCAATAAAAAATCAATGACTAGACCATATCATTATTCAAGGGGAAACATTTTCCAAGTGAATAAAAAAGGTGGCGTTGATCAAATGCGACAACACCGCATAAATGGTCAAGGGCGTGGAATGATTAAAGCCCTAGATAAAAGGGGTAAACCATCTCGTTTTGTTTGGCCAGCAGCTGAATCACAAATATCAACTACTCGTTATGAAGCTATTAAAGTTTTGAGTAATGCCTACAATCAAATCAATCAACAGTTGAGGACTAAATAATGGCTGGAAGTATTCTTCTCCCCATCATCTCTATTTTTCAGGGAAAAGGTGTAAAAGATGCAACTGATCAACTAGGTAAACTTGGTGGTGCTGTTGGTGGCGTTAAAAAACTTTTAGGTGGTTTGGGTGCGGCCACTATAGCTAAAGGCGCATTTGATTTTGTAAAAGATTCTGCAATTAAAGCTCGTAATTATGAGCGTGAACTAAGAGCTTTAAAAACCATTTTTGGTTCATCAGCACCAACAATGGAAAAGTTTGCTAAAGACTCAGCGAAAATTGGTTTGAGTACGGCTGAATCTGCTAAAGCATCTGTATTCTTGGGTTCGGTTTTGAAACAGTCCGGTTTTACTATGGGCAAAGTTACCGACGAAACTAAAAAACTTGTTAGTTTGGCTTCGGATCTTGCAACTGTTTATGGTTATGACGTTTCTGAAGCTTTGAGTGGTATGACGGCTTTGTTCCGTGGCGAGTATGACCCGATTGAAAAATTTGGTGTTGCTATGAAACAGGCCGAAGTTAATGCGTTGTTGCTTGAGCGTGGTCAAAAGAATTTGACTGGTAGTGCTTTACGCCAGGCACAGGCACAGGCTCGTCTAGATCTGTTGTATCAACGCTCTGCTGACTCTCAAGGTGCTTTTGCTAAAGGTCAAGGAACTTTGTTTGTTGAGCAACGCAATCTTTCTGTAGCATTTGAAAACTTCCAAGCCCAAATTGCTCAAGCATTGATTCCGGTTTTAGCTGACATGATGGCTTTGATTGGTGACTTTGTTACTAGGAATGGGCCACTTCTTACAAAAGTTTTTGAAAGTTTTGGGAAAATTATTCAAACAGTTTTTAATGAATTAAGTGCGGATCAAGACATTCTTGATAAAGCGGTTCGTTTATTTGTTGATTTAACTAAAGTTCTTAGTTTTTTTGCCGAAATTATTGTTAAGCATATTGCTTCGATTGTTCTTTTGGGCATTTCATACGGAGTTACTATTGGAGCTATGAAAATTTGGCAAGTTTTAATGCCAATTTTGACTGCTTCAACTTACCTAACTAGTGGTGCTGTGACAGCGTTAAGTTACGCATTTGACATGTTAAAAGTCAAAGCAGCTATGGCTACTGCTGGAATTACTCTTGCTGTTGGTTTTATTGCTGTTCAATCACAGTCACTTATTGATTTTGCTAGATCATTTGATGAAGTAAATGCTCAATTAGACAAATACGGTAGGGCAAGAAGTAACTTCAAAGATAATGGCGCACTTGTTGATGAAAAAGATTTAACGGATATGCAAAAGGAACTAAAGTTCCTTACACAAATTAATAATGAATATCGAAATCGTGCCTATTTGCGTGGTGAACGAATTAAAGCACAATACGCATTGGCCGCTGCAGCTAGGGCTGAGGCAGCTGATGCTGCTGAACAATTTGCAAAAGAAATGGCCGCGTATAGGGCTGGCTTTAAAGATTTGATTTCTGCTGTTGATCCTATTGCGTATGTGTCGCGCACTATGGGTCAATTTGAACAAGCCGTGTCAAGTTCATTTCGTGCTATTTATGAGAAAATTCATAATGGTCTTAGTGAAGGTTTTTTAATCGGTACGGCTCACGATGCTTTAATCGCTTATGTTAAAGATGAAGCTAGTGCGCTTGCTACTATTGCTCGAAATCGTGATAAATGGGCTGCTCGTTATTCACTTGCTAAAACACTTATTGCTGATACAACTAAGACAGTTCAAGAGTTTGCTTCTTTAAATAATCTTTTGACTGATACCGGTAGAGAAATGACTAAAACCATTTCCTACATGGTTGGTGACATTCAGATCAGCACTACTGAAACAGTTAAGTCTGTTGGTAATGCTGCAACTATTTTGGAAAAGTATCAAAGCATTGTTGATGCTACTAAAAAGTTTTCTGAAAATGTTAGTAGTTTAGATAAATTAGGTCTTTCTACTGGACTATTGCAACAAATTGTTGCTGGCGGTCTTGACCAGGGTGCAGCATTAGCTGAGGGTATTGTTGCTGGTGGCCCTGATGCTGTTAAGGCTATGAATGATTCATTCCAAACTTTGACTGATTTGGGATCACAGCTTGGCACGACCGTGGCTACAACACTATATGGTGATGGTGTTGATATGTCTAATGGTTTGCTTGCAGGTTTGTTATCTGTTGAAGAAGAATTTGCTAATGCTGGTCAAACGCTGGCAGATAGTTTTCAGAAGTCTTTTGATACTGTTATGGGTCTTGCTTTGTCAGGAAAAGTATTTAAGATCCCTACCATTGATACTTCTGCTCTTGATGCTTTGATAGCTAAGTATGGAATTGTTGATGGGACTTCTGGATCTGGTGGATCTGGTGGAACTGGTGGAACGGGTGGCCCTGTTTCTAAGTTGATTGGTTCTGGTGCTGGCGGAAATCAGGGCATGCTAGGTCTTGATACGTCGGGTATAAATCCTTATGCGGGTCAGCAATACAGCTTCGGTGCTGGCGGTGTGCCTCAACAAGTAATTGTTAATGTTACGGTTACACCAGGTGTTGTTACTGATCCGGTAGCGATTGGTGGAAAGATTGTAGAATACATTAAAACTTATGGTCGAACAAATAAAGTAGCCTTCTAACTATGGCTGTTCCTACCTATTTAGTAACATTATCTGACGATACTGGTTCTACAAAGTATGACATTACAAGTTATGTTTTATCAGTAAACATCACTCGTGGGCGTAGTCGTGAATTAGATAAATTTGAAGCCGGATCGTTTTCAATAACCTTACAAAATAACACCCGCTATTTTGATCCCAACAATACTTCTTCACCTATTTATACTCTCATTACGCCAAAACGATATATTGAGATTTGGTCGGGTGGTTTAAAACAATTTGATGGTTATGTTTTGGACTGGAACTTTAGTTACGATGTTTCCGGTGAATCTATCGCTACAGTCATTGGCGCAGATGCTTTTGGTTTTCTTGCTAATCAAGCACTAACAGGTAGTGTTACAACAGAAACATCTGAATTAACTGGTGCTAGATTAACCAAAGTTGCAGCTGATCCTAGAATAACTTGGCCCTTTGGTGGTATTTATACAGTTTTTGATGAAGGTAGACGCACATTACAGGCAGATACTATTGCAAAAAATACTAATGCCCTTGAATATATGCAACTTATTGAACGCACCGAGGGTGGTTATTTGTATGTTAGCCGTGATGGTGCTTTAACATTTGACCAATCTGCTAATCCATTAATTTCTCTAATTTCATTTACTGACTCTGGTACAGCTGGCGCATACAACATTCCTTATCAGGGAATTGACATTATTTACGGGTCGGAACTTTTATATAATCAAGTAATTTTAACCAGGCTAAATGGTGGGACTGTTACTGCGACTGCACAAACATCTATAAATACTTATGGAGCTGCCGCGTATCAAGGTGATACTTATTTGCATAATGCAAATTCAGAAACTGAAAAACAAGCTTATTTATTAGTATCAAAGTATTCTGTGCCAGAGTATCGTTTTGATTCAGTAACAGTATCTCTTACTTCTTTAAGCGCAACTAAACAAACCAATTTATTGATTCTTGATCTAGCCAATATTGCTGATGTAACTTTTAAACCAAATCAAACCGGATCATCAATTACCAAAACTGTTCGTATTATTGGTATTGAACATCAGATGAAACCAGATGATCACATCATCACTTACAGGTTTGCGTCTATTGTCAATGAACAGTTACTTTTAGATAATACAGTTTTCGCTAAACTAGGTTCATACGTCTTAGGATTTTAGGAGCTTTAATGCCATATAAAACATTTGTTACAGGTGACATTCTTGGAGCTGATGATGTCAATACTTATTTGATGAATCAGGCTGTAACGTATTTTGCTACAACAGCTGCTAGGACTGCCGCTATTGGAACTCCGACGACTGGCATGGTTTCTGCCATTGGAACTGGCGGGCAATTAACTTATTACAATGGTACTTCTTGGATTGATTTGGCTTGGGCATCAAATGTGGCCTGGACTCCAACCTATAGCACGACTGTTACGCAAGGAACTGGTGCAGTTTCAGCTGCTACTTATACCCGCATTGGTAATACTGTTATTGCTCAAGTGCAGTTCACTTTTGGAACTGCTGGTGCTGTTACTGGTGCTATAGATTTTTCTTTGCCTGTTGCCTACACAAGTTCTACTCGTTTTACTGGGTCTGTGCGTATGGCTATTGGTGCATCAACTTATACGGGATCGGTTATTGCCAGCGGTGGTTCTGCCCGTGTTTATGCAACAAACGTGGCGGGAACTTATGCGACAGTAGCATTGACGGCTGCTGCCGTTCCTGGAACTTGGGCTTTGAACAGTTCTTTTATTGCTCAAATGATTTACGAGGTGTAACATGACTATTTTTATTTGTAATGCTGAGGGTTGTGCTAATCAAGGAGTTGTTTACAACTTTGGTGAGGATCATCCTACTGAAGCTATGTGTGGTGGCTGTAAAGCTATGTTGAAACCACAAGCATGACTGAAGTAACGAAAACTCAGACAACTCCGGTTCTTCTGGCCGACATTAGTAATCGTTTAGCCGTTATCGAGGCTCGTTTAGAGATTATTAGTGATCACGAGTCGCGTATTCGTGAGTTGGAACGGGCAAGGTGGCAGTCTGCCTGGCTTACTTCAATTCTTTCATCAGCACTCGCTTCAGGCATTGTTGCCTTTATTATTAAAAGTTTTATTTAACAAAAAATCAACACCTACGCACTTACCGATTGGATACTAATGCGTAGGATCACCCTTTTTATTGTTGCTTTATTAGCGTTTACTTTGCCTGTTTCTGGTGTGGCTTTTGCTGATTCAACTTCTGATTACAATAGTAAAGTTTCTGCAGCTCAAGCTAAGGTTGCTTCTGCTCAAGCAAAACTTGTTTCGGCTCAGGCTGTTTTGAATGATTTGAAAGTTTCATCTAATGGTGAGGCCGAGTTGTTGGCTTCAGCACAATCGGCAGTAACTTTGGCTAAGGATGAATTGACTTTGGCCGCTTCATCGTATTCGACGGATCAGACATCCTATAACAATGCTTTGAGTGTTGTGCAATCGTTTGAGGCGATTGTGGATGATGCTGTTGTTGTTGTGAACTCTGCAGCTGATGTGGTTGATTCTGCGTATGCTGCGTACTTGTCGGCACAGTCTGTTACTGATTCTGCGTTGTCTGCTGTGAATGTTGCACAGTTAGCGTATGACGGTTCTTCGGTTACTACTGGTGGGCAGTCGTCACCAGGTTTGACTATGCGCGTGTATAACGGGATTCAAAGCCGTGGTAATCCACCGTCACGATCTGATTCGCTTTACACCCTTTGTAAAACAACTACAGTCAGTCAAATCAATGTTGATTGGGGTGGTGGTGGTGTTGCTGGCTGTAATACTGAGTATTTTATGATTCACTACACCGGATACATCACTTACCCTACTGACAAGTCAGTTTATTTTTATGCACAAGCTGATGACGGTTTTCACATGTCTATCAATGGTCAGACACTTATCAACGACTGGTCGTTGAAGGGTTGTAGTGGTAATACTGCTGGTGTGTTCACTTTTGAGGCTGGCAAGTCGTATCCGATTGATGCTTGGATGTATGAGTGGACTGGTGGGGCATGTAACATTCTCAACTATCAGCCTGTGGGTTCTGGTCAATGGAGTGTCGCACCTGCATCATTTTTCTCTACAAGCCCTGTAGCGGTCACAACTAAAGATCCTGCACTAAAGGCTGTGTTGGATGCTAAAACTGCCGTGTATGTGTCTGCTGTGGCTTCTGAAGAGCAAGCCTTGACTGATTACGAGAACGCTACAGATGTTTATGATTCGGCGTATGCGGATTGGGAATCTAAAACTACAACACTTAATCAGAAACGAGTGTTATTGGATCAGGCTGAAACACTTTTGGCTGGTAGCGAAGATGTTTGGCAAACAAAATCTGACGCTTACACCGATGCTGATGCTATTTTGACAACCCGTAAAACCAGGTTTGCTGGCCTGTTTGAGTCAATCAAAAATCAAACAACTTATGTAGATTCTCTAATCGTTGATTTGGCTACTGCTAAGTCTGAGCTTGCTGCTATCCCTAAACCTGTTTCACCACCTAAAGCAAGCCAAAAAGTTGTTATCAAACCTGTAGTTGTCACGAAAGTTGTTGCCAGACCTGTGTTTGTTCCCCGCCCAAAATTGTGACCCAACCAGAGGAAACAAACCCTGTTTCTTCTATTCCGGTGTTGGGTGCAATCTTTGAGGGTCTAAGTCAAGCGTTTGATGCTCTGTTATCTATTGGTGCAGACATGACTCCAGAGGTTCGTGCAACAGCTAAAAAGGTTGTTATTAGTGCAATTATTGTTACGCAAATCGCAGCGCAAGCTGCTCAAATGGCTTCGGCATCTGTTAGGAGAAATAAGTGAAATTTTGGAAAGACTTACTAGAACAAATGTGGACTCTTCTAGGCATGTTCGTTGCCTGGATTTGCCTTGAAGGATCAGCTAAAACAGTTGTTGGTTGGTGTACTTTAGGGTCACTTGCTTTATGGATGCTGACTTTTCCCTTGCGTAATCGTGACGAATAAATTACGAAAGTTACACTAGATTTATGACTGTTTATCAAGAACCTTTTAAAAAATCTTTGCGTGGTGACGAGTTCGGTAACCTTGCCCCTTACCGTAATGGTCGCCCTCACCGTGGTCAGGACTGGAGTCCTGCCGAAAAGTCTACGATTCCGGCTATTTGTAATGGCGCAATCAAAGACAACTTTTGGTCTGATGTGCTTGGTTGGTGCATTATTCAATCAACTCCTGACGACACTTTTGTTCTTTATGCTCACCTGGCTAAGAAGAGTGGCCGTTCAATCGGCACTTACATCCACGTTGGTGACGCTATCGGGTCTGTTGGTGGTGGCAAGAACACGCCATCAGGTTCAGCTTCGACAGGCGCACACCTACACATGAGCATTGGTAAGAAAAAGAATGTTCACACCTGCGCGTATGAAGATCTAATTGACCCACTAAGCGTATTTGAGGCGTAACAAATGAAAATGACCCTAAATGTGATTCTTCGCATCATCGCTACCTTTGTGGCATCTGCACTTGCTGTTATCGGTGCTGGTGCTATTGGTGGCGTTCCGGTGTGGGTTGCGGCCACTATGGGCGGTATTTTGGCTGTTGCTAAAGTTGTTGAGCGTCTAAGTATTGCGTTCCTTGAGGATGGCAAATTGACTGAGCGTGAAATCAATCTTGCGTTCCAACAGGCCGTCAAACTTAAAGATGACAACCCTGCTACGGAAGCAGATCCTAAGAAAAAGTAGTATTATCTACTTGTATCCCCCGTGAGTCTACGCAACTTGCGGGGGTTCTTATTTAAGTTGTTGTGACTGTTTAGCAAACCTGATTAGTTCTTGGCGTTCACGAGTTGTGAGTCCACCCCAAATGCCGTATTCTTCTTTCGCTTCAAGAGCGTATTCCAGGCATAAATCTCTCACGGGACATAAAGCACAAATTTGTTTGATCATGTGTCGTGTTTTGCGTGACTCAATGTTTTCGGCTTCTTCGTACATCATGTCTGGGAATGATTGACAGGCCACTCCCCCTTGTTCTTCGATAACTTTGGTAAGTTCGTAGAACTTCTTTTGGGCTTTGTTTGATAAATGTCCGTCTATGAGCATAGAATCACGATACACACTTTTTTGGCGTGTATTTACTAAAAGGAGAAAAATGTTGAATTGGGATGTAACCGATTTGCCGACTGCATCGTTGTTGGGTTCGTTTGAGAATGGTTCTGTTGCGTGGCATGAGCTTCGTTCGCAGGGCGTTGGTGGTTCTGAGGTTGGTGCGATTCTCGGATTGAATCCGTGGGAGTCTGCTTATTCGTTGTGGGCTAAGAAATGTAACTTGTTACCTGATCGTGAATCGTCTTTGGCTATGCGGGCTGGCTCGTTTTTTGAAAATCCGATTAAAGAGTTTTGGTTGGCCGAGAACCCTGGATGGTCGCTGTTTGATACAGGCACTTGGGCTTCTAAAGAGTTTGCGTGGTGTCACGCTAATCCTGATGGCATCCTGATTGACGCTAATGGCGAGTTGACTGTGTTGGAGATTAAAACGAGTCGGTATCCGTTGAGTGATGTTCCGGCTCATTATCGAGCGCAAGTGATGTGGTATTTACACATTCTTGGTATTGAACGGGGCAAACTTGTTGCCTGGGTTGGTGGTAATGAATTTCAAGAGTTTGACATTGTGTATGACCGTTTTGAGGCTGAGGCAAACTTGCAGCGTGTAGCTGCGTGGTGGGATTGTGTGGAGTCGGCTGAAGCACCGGAGTGGGATGGTTCTACGGCCACTTATGAGGTTGTGCGGTATTTGCATCCTGACATTACTGATGATGTTGCAGAGTTGGGTGAGTTGGGTGTAGCGTTAGTGAACGCACAATCTGATGCGGATGCGGCTCAAGCTTTACTGACAGAGTTGAAGTCAAGAACTCTCGATTTTATGGGTACAGCTAAAACTGCTGTTGTTGATGATCGTGTTGTTGCTACTCGTTCTGCCCGTAATGGTGGGTTACCATTTTTGACAGTAAAAAAATAAAGGAGAAAAAGAATGGCTCAGTTTAATTTGCAGGATTATGAAACTGTTGAGGAACGTCATGCTCGTGCGTTGGCGTTGTATCCTGATTTGCGTTTTGTGATGATAAATCACACTACTGCTCAGGATCGTGCTTCAGGTGTGTGGGTTGTTGAGGCTCGTGTGTATTTGAACGCTGAAGAGCAGGAAGCAAATCTACCGAAGGCTACTGATTGGGCTTTTGAGGTTGATGGTCAGGGTATGGCAAATAAGACATCCGCCCTTGAGAACGCAAGCACTTCGGCTTTGGGTCGTGCCCTTCGGTGGGCTTTGGGTGGCTCGAAAGGGCCGTCGCGTCAGGAGATGGAGAAAGTTGAGCGTGGTGTGACTCCTAAGCCTGGTCGTGATTGGAATAAAGAGGCTGAAGCGTTGGCGTTGGTTTACAACATTGATGGTTTGCGATCTTTGTATGTTGAGGCTAAAGCTGCTCAAGTAAGTGAAGAGATTTTGACTGCAATTAAGGGTTGGGCTGATGTTGCCGGAAAGTCCTGATTCGATTATTCAGTCGTTGCGTCACATTATTGCTGAATCGGCTAAGGGTGTGGATGCGTTGTATGCCGCTGAAATTAAACTTGCTGAGGCTGAATTGACTTACGATTCGGAGTATCAGAAAAAGTTTATTGAAGCGGGTGGGACTGTTGCTGATCGTACAGCGATGGCACGGTTACAAACTTCGCAGCTAAAGTTTGAGGTTGATTTGGCTAAAGCTGAGATGAATCGTGTGAAAATCAAAATTAAACAACTTTCTGATTCTGGAACTTTGACCGCTGTTATGGCTAAACAGATTGAACTTACCTGGAAGCATGCATGACACCTAAACAGTTCAAAAAGTTTCTTGCTCGTGATGGTGGATGTTTGCATTGTGGGGACACTACGAGTGCGATACCGCATCACAGGGTAAACCGTGGGATGGGTGGCTCTAAAGCCCGTGACGAGGCTTCTAACATCATTGTGATGTGTTCTGTAATGAATGGCCTGATGGAATCTGATCCTGTGATTGCACAATACGCTCGTGATTGGGGTTGGAAGTTGGAATCGTGGCAGAATCCGTTGGAAGTTCCGGTGTGGCATGCTTTGAATCAACGCTGGTACATGTTAGATAATAATTGGGCTTGCAGTTAGCAAGTTGGAAGGGTAAAGAATGGGTGCTTGTATTCGTTGTGGTTTAGAGTATTTATCTGAGATAGCAACTGAAAGGGCGTTAGAAGAGGGCCGCAAAATTGTTTGCGCGGATTGCCGACGATCTAAAGTGAAAGTTATCAAGTATTGGATTGATGGGGTTGCTACTTTTTGTCGCCCGTGGCATGGAGATTTTGATGCTGACGATTATCCGATTGATGATAAGGGTGTCCGGTTTACTGGTGAGGTTGCGTTGTGTGGTCACAAGGATTGCATAGCTTTTGAGCATCGCCCAGGTATGCAAGTACCAAGAAAAAATAAGGTTAGGGTGCATGAAATGGTGTCTATGGAGTCTTTTATTGCTGTTGCTGAAGCTCGTGGTCAGTTATGAAAATTGGTTCGTTGTTTAGTGGTTATGGTGGTTTAGATCAGGCTGTTGAGAAGGTTACTGGTGGCAAGGTGGTGTGGCATTGTGAGTGGGATGATGCGCCGTCAAAGGTTTTGGCTGCTCGTTATCCTGGTGTACCAAATTATCGTGATGTTTCCGAGGTTGATTGGGAATCGGTTGAGCCTGTAGACATTTTGACAGGCGGTTTTCCATGTCAAGATTTAAGCCTTGCAGGTAAAAGGGCAGGGTTGAAAGAGGGTACTCGTTCCGGTTTGTGGAGTGAGTTTTTTAAAGCTATTACTATTTTGAAACCTAGATTGGTGGTTATTGAAAATGTCAGAGGATTATTGTCAGCATCAGCCCATAGCGGAAGTGGACTCGGTGACGGGTTTGTGGTTGAAAGCGCAGGAGATCCCCCTCTTCGGGCCATTGGTGCTGTTCTCTCAGACCTTTCCAGCATCGGGTACGATGCAAGGTGGGAAGGTGTACGAGCTGCCGATGCAGGAGCACCTCACAACCGATTCAGGGTCTTTATCATCGCCTATCCCCGAAGATAGCATGTTCCGCACTCCACAAGCTAAAGAAGGTGAAGGTGGAGCAATCTTTGAAGATGTAAAACGTGATCGTGGAAATCATGTCATGGTTCGCGATCAGGTTGCACAGCTGGCTTTGCAAAATGGTTTTCCTGTTTCAGAAGGTCTAACTGATGCGCTACTGCCTACACCTAACACTATGGAACATCGTGAGATTAAAACTCCTGAGCAAATTGCTGAATTGAAAGCCAAATCGCCTGGCGGGTATCGTAACTTGCGTGAATCAGTAGTAAACGAGCTGCTACCTACCCCGATTGTTCGTGACTATAAGGATGGTTCTGCAGCTCAAGAACGTGATGGGAAAGTTTCGACTGATACGGTTGCCAGGGCAATCTTCAATAGCGGAGAAGTTCTTTTAGGCACTCCACGAACATCATCAGCTAACTCACCTAGTAGCAAACAAGTAGAAAATGGTGCAGATAAAGCCAGACTTGAAGATCAGGTGAGATCAGCTAATGAAGGTTACATTAGTTGGGGTAAGTTTGAACCTGCTATCCGCCGTTGGGAACAAGTGCTTGGCAGACCAGCACCAGCACCAACAAAACCTGACGGTAAAGACGGTAACCATCGTCTTGCTGCCGAATTCACGGAATGGATGATGGGGCTCGATTTTGGTCATGTGACGAACCCTGAGCTTGGTTTAACTCGTGTAGAAATGTTGAAACTTTGCGGTAACGGGGTTGTGCCTCAACAGGCAGAGTTGGCTTTGAGAATGTTGCTTGATGGTCATGTTCCAGAATTTAATGCGAATCCGGTGATGCCTACTTTGACAACTAACGGTACTGGCCGTCACTCCGCTGGTTATGATTCGTTAGGCACTCTGCAAATGATTGAAGTTGCAAAAGGGATTTTACCTCGTGAATATGATTCATGGGATCAAATAAACGGAAAAATACCTGAAGAATGGCGTGATGGAAAGGCTAAAAAATAATGTCCATTGAAATAATGACAACGGTTCTCAAGTACAGCCAGGCTCACGGAAGAGCAAAACTTGTGTTGCTTGGTATTGCCAATCATCAAGGTGATGAAGGTGCTTGGCCGTCTATTGCGACTTTGGCTGTTTATGCCAACGCTTCGGAACGGTCTGTGAAACGCGACATTCAAGAACTCATACAAATGGGTGAACTTGTTGTCGAAGTGAACGCTGCACCTATCGGTGGTCAATACCGAACTAATCGTTATTGGGTCACTATAGATCATCTAGGGGTGACAGATCAGGTAAGCAGGGGTGACAACTCAGGTAATCAGGGGTGTCAGCCTGGGTCATCAGGGGTGACACGTGTTGGCACACAAAACATAATTAACCATAAAAGAAACTTAATTAACTATATGGCTGATTTTGAAAACTTTTGGAACGCCTATCCGCGCAAAGAAAACAAGAAAGCAGCAGTCAAAGTTTGGGCATCGCTTGTGTCTGATGATTTGATTGACGAAGTGATTGCGGGAGCTATTCGGTTTGCTAATGATCCGAATTTGCCACCTAAACAATTTGTGCCTCACGCAGCTACTTGGTTGCGTTCTGAGCGTTGGAATGATCCGGCACTTCCTGAGCGTCAAAAAACTGTGGAAGAGTTACAGGCCATAAAGTCGGCTGAAGCTAAGTTACGTCGTGATCGTGATGTTGCTGAAACTTTAAAAATGATCGCTGATCAACCAAAGCATGAAGCAGCTCCAAGATGTGAGCATGGCAAGATTGTGGCAGCGTGTATGAAATGTATCAGGGCTGGTATCGTCTAAACTTTTGTTGTGGATGATAACAAAGTTATTTGTGAACGCTGTGGTGCTTCTTGGGCGGTTAATCAAGAAAAACGACACCGAACTGACTTGTTATGTTTTTCGTGTCGTGTGAAACCTGCTGTTGTTATTCAGTATGGTGATTTGAGGTGTCAGCCGTGGAATGGTGATTTTGCGGATGATGGTGTTACCCCGTTACTTGATGGGGAGATCTTTATGCCAGGTTTCAGGGTTTGTAAACATTTAGATTGTTGCAACCCTAAGCATGTGGTGTAGAGTGGTTTTACCTACGAAATAAAGGAGAAAGTTATGTCAGAATTTGGTGCAATCAAATTTGTTGGTGTGAAAGTTGTTCGCACTCACAAGGGCGGTTTTACAATGTTGGCTGTTGGCAAAAAAGCCGATGGTGGCACTTACGATTCGTATGTGAAGGTATGGTCAAATGCTACCGTCACAGAGAATGAGATTGTTGATGTGCATGGTATTCCTTCTGCACGTCTATCTGAGTACACGACTAAAGCTGGGGAACAAAAAACTGTTGCAGAGTTACATGTAGCCGATGCTACGGTTAGCAGATCGGCTCTACCTTTCTAATGGTTGCCTCTTTAGTCATTCTGTTAAACGCTATCGTTCTCATCTGGTGTGCATCGTATGTTGATCTTGATGCGTTGCGTATCGTTGCTTGGACTCTTGCAGTAATTTTTCTTGTTTCTTTTATTCAGTCATTGATAAATCGGTATGGAAAGAACTGAAGTTTCGTTCTTTGTTACAGGGAAACCTGCACCTCAAGGATCAAAGAAAAGCATTGGCAATAACCGTTTTATTGAAGCGTCAAAGTATTTACCTAATTGGCGGGCCGCAGTAGTTTCAGCAGCTCAACAGTCATACGATGGTGAACCTCTTGATGTTCCGGTGCGTGTGCGTATCATCGTATTTATTAATGAACCTAAAAAACCTAAATACAAGCTTGCACCAGCCACACCCCCTGACGTGGATAAGGTCGCTCGCGGAATTTTAGATGCTCTCAAGATCGGCGGAATTTACCGCGACGACGCACTTGTTGTGTCGTTAGAGATTGACAAAATGTGGAGTGTTGAGGGCATGCAGGGGGCTTTCGTTTCGATTGTAACGATTTAGTAAAGACTCTAGTTTTGGTTGTTGCGTTGCGTGTCGTGGGCTGTCATTATTGTGTTAGAGCAGATAGCTCAATAAAAAAGTAAAGGGAAATAAATGAGAGCAAGAAAAACTGATCCGGTAACTTCGCACGAAGCTGCGTTAAGTGTCAAGGATGAACCAGGGTATTACCGCACTATTTTGCAAATCCTGAAAACACCTATGTCTGACGAGCAAATGATTGCTCATTTCAATCTTTTGGTGTTGCAAGGGAAATGTAGGCCGTCATCTGATTCGGCTTTGCGAACTCGTCGCGCACGGCTAGTGTCTGAAGGGTTTGTGGTAGCTGTTGATCACAGTAAGACACGTTTTGGTCGTCGAACGATTGTGTGGGCAACTAAAAAGGTTGGTAAATAGTCGTGAAACTACCAGAACCTATCCGAGCCTGGGATGTGTTGAAGCACGATAAGGGCCGCCATGTTGCTGTAAAGAATCGTCGAGCTATTTGGCAGGTTTATTACGCCTGGAAACATCAACTGTTTTGGGTAGCGAAAGTTATCAAAACTGAGTATCAATGGGTTAGGAGAAATTGGTTCACATGGATCGAGAAATAGAACTTGAGCGTTGGCGTGAAGCTGGCAAGGAAGTGGGTCGTAAGTTGGGTGTAGTACAGGAGCGTCGCCGGAATGTGCAGGTAGCTGCAGATTTGGAACGCAAATACGAGTATTGGATCAAGTTTGGCCGTGAAGTTGAGCAGGGTCGCATTATTGAGATTTTGCTTGAGGAACAGACTAACTGGACTAAGCCTCAAAGTTTTAGTTACAAGAACGCTTTGCAAGCATTGATTGAAAGGATTAGTAATGAGTCCTAAATCAATTGTTATTGTGACTGGCGGTTTTGATCCGCTACATCGTGGTCATCTTGCTTATCTTGAGGCAGCGTATCGTATGGGTGATTATGTCATTGTTGGTTTGAATAGTGATGCCTGGTTGCAGCGTAAGAAGGGTAAGCAGTTTCTTGACTTTGAGGATCGTGAGGCGGTTTTGAACGCTTTGTGGATGGTTGATGAGGTTTTAGAGTTTGATGATTCTGATGGGTCAGCTGTGAAACTGATTGAGTCAATGTTGGAAACTTTTGATGAGGCCAAGATCCTTTTTTGTAATGGTGGTGACCGGACTAAGGAGAACATTCCTGAGATGCGTATTCACGATGATCGTTTAGAGTTCGTGTTTGGTGTTGGTGGCGTGGATAAGTTGAATTCTTCGTCAGACATTTTGGCTCGGTGGGAAAAGTGAGTAAAAACTTTGAGGTCATTTTTAAAGAGTTTGCTGATTCGGAAACGTTTGTTATGAGTCGTGCCTTGCTTGAGGATTACAAACAAAAAGCAGCTGACGCTGAACGTGACCGAGTTATTCAACTGTTACAGGAAATGCAGGAAACCGCTTTGGCAACTGGCTCAGATAAAGGTAAGCAAACTGGCTGGGTGCTAGAGAACGCCATTGTAATTATTAAGAGAGAGAACAAGTGAGAGAGTTCACTAATCCAACCTATGATGGTGCATGCGTTTGCTGTAACAAGCAACCAAAACTTACTGAAGCTCTAACCGTTCTACGCAACGATAATCTGGTCTGGGATCAAGATTTCGAGAACATCCGGTCAGACCTTGCTCACCTGCTCGAATACATAAACAAGTATGTATCCAAATCGGGCAAAGCGGCCATTCAGCCAGCATTAGATGACCTACTAGACAAGATTGTGGGAGAAGAATGTTAGAAAACCTTGTCATACCTGCAAAGAAATTGCCATGCCGTGCAGCTACAGTTGCATCATCGCTTGATGACAAAGACGGCAAAATCCTGATGGATGCTGTAATGAACCCTGAATGGCCCATTTCAACGCTTGAAACTTCGTTGCGTAGACTAGGTGTATCTTTATCAGACAAATCTATAAAGCGTCACCGAACTAAGGCTTGTTCATGCTGGAAGCTCTAAATCCTGCCCCAATCAACACTCCATCACCTTTCGGTGCAGTATCAGTTGAGTTTGATGGTGCTGAAGGTGTAGCAACAACTCCTGGTTTGCCAGAGGGTGCAGATTTTAGACAATTTTTGGTTGATGCCGGATACTCACCTGACGAGTATGAAGTGGTTGGTAATCCGCGCACGAGCCGTTGGCAAAAGTATGACGGCGATTGGCTCACCTCGTATCGGTTCAACTTTCGACTCAAAAACAAAACTATTGATTTGCCAACTTTGTATGCACAAGCGAAGAAAACTAAGCCTGTAACTCCTAAACCTGTGCAGGGTAAAGCGTTCGTTATTTTGACTGCCGACTTTCAGGTAGGTAAGAACGCTTCTCGTGGTGGAACTCCAGAACTTATTGAACGCATCCAAGCGGCCTATGCCCGTATCGAAGCGCATCTAAAAAAGAACAAGTATGAACGCATCTTGATCCTTGACGGTGGTGACATCATTGAGGGTATTGAGAACGCAGCTAATCTTGCCCAGCTTCAATCGTCAGATTTATCTCCGTTACAGCAAGTTGATGTTGCTGCAGCTCTCATGTGGGATCTACTGAAACTGACTACGAAGTATGCTTCGGTGTCTTACGCATCGGTAGGTTCTAACCATTGTCAATGGCGTGTATCAAAACAAACTGTTGGTAAGCCAGGTGTTGATGATTGGGGTATCGTCATTTTGCAACAGCTTCGCAGATTGAGTGTTGAAGTTGGTCTTGATGTCACCTATTACATTCCTAAGCAGTATGACGAGTCACTAACAGTTGATGTGTTTGGTGATGGCTTTCACATTGTTGGACTTGCTCACGGTCATCAAGTATCCCGCCCTGACGGTATGCAACGTTGGTTAGAGAAACAATCTTTTGGTCACCAACCACTCGCCGGATTCACAATCTTCTGCTCAGGTCACTTTCACCACACACGCATTGAAGAGTTAGGGCCTGCACATAATGGTGGTTCACGCTTCTGGATACAGGGCAGCACGATGGATAACGGCTCAGACTGGTATCGCCTAACATCAGGTAATGACAGTCAGACAGGCATCACTACTTTTGAGCTTGAGCGTGATGTTCCTTATTCTGGTTCTATAAAAAGATTTTAAAAAAGTTTCCTATTTTGCAACATTCCCAAAAGGATTGTGTATAAGATAGGAGATACCAGATGGTTTTGTTCGTTTTCCACCTGGTTCGGGCTATAGGTTTCAGGGGTTTTCCTTCCCCCATTCGTTTTCCTCTGGTTAGGTTCGATTCCTGACAGCCCACGGGACTGAATTGGTTTTGATTGTTGTCTAAA